TTACCATCTTCAGTTGATGCTAAGTCTGCTTTATTTTTTCTTGCAGCCAATGCACCTGCTGTAATAACTCCCGCTAGTGCTGCAAGTCTTCTGTTTCGTTTTCTAGATTTTGCGCTCATAATTTTTTATCTCCAAGTTACTTATTCTTTATCAGATGTGTGGCCTTAAGTCCATAGACAGAAGCAATGACACCTACAAAAATTGTTTGATACCATAACGGTAAATTTCCAAAGTGTACGAAGAATAACTCCATTTTCTCCATATGTACAGGATTATCTGACCATACTGACCATCCCAGCATTACAATGGGCACCGAGAGCAAAAGCAAAATAAATTCGTCCTTCCAATCCGAATTTCTCGATTCTAATAATTTTCCCTGGTAAGCTTCCTCACCTCGTGCCATTTTAGATGCATGCATTAACTGTGCATCAGACATAGCCATCTTCGTTCTCTGTTTGTTAGCGTATATTTTACTGCCTGCAGAAACGGCTAATTTTAGTGCCGAAATCCACATGAGTTAGTACCACTTAACTGAAGATTTTTTAGATGCTAACATTCTTTTTTGGCCACCAACTTTATTGATAGTCGGTTGTCCTAAAGGAACTTTAACTTCTACAGCCTCTGAAAATCCATCTGAGTTAGTTTTATGTGTATTAGAACCATCTGCTCTAGGTGTATCTGATACAACAGGACCAACATAATTTGGATTGTTTTTTGTAAAAAAGTCTTTTGGTTTCATATTTTTCTCCTAAGTGATTATTGTATACTATCTTCGCGGACCTTTCAAGATCCTAACGTCCATTTGTTTCATCATGTCATTTTCTCTTTTAGAGTCAATACTCATTTGAGCTTTAGTTAAAGAAGTGTCTGCTCTAAGCTCTGCTAAGTCTTCATTTTGTTCTAATTTCTCATCAAACTGCTGTTGACCCATAAGATTCTTAGATTTTTCCATATTAATCTTTTCTTGATCCTGTTCTTGTCTAATATTATTATCCATAGCTTTTAAATCAAGTTCTCTAGCTTTTAATTTAGCAATTGGGTCTCCACCGTACTCTCCGGTAATTTTTGCTTCCTCATCTCTGAATTCTTCAGTAGATTCTGCAATTAATTTTGCTTTTCTAGACTCTAATGCCATAGACATTTGCATAATCTGTTGTTGGAACTGCGGATCTTGCTGCATTTGAGGATTTTGCTGTGCCATTTGTTGCATTTGCATCAATTGTTGTATCTCATCTCTAAATTCTACCTCTAATTGCTCTTGTGCCATTAGTGAAATGTGTTCAAAGATGTTTTTTTCTAAAGTTGCCATAACAACTGGTGAATTTCTTGCAACATTACTCGCCATAAAGTTTAAATGCGTTGTAATATGTGCTTGATGGTCCTGTCCTTTGAAAGCTTGGAAAGGTTTATTAGACATTGCTAAAATATTTTCAGTTGCAGGGTCTACTGGAGACGGTTCAACTGGTGGTGGCAAGATTGCATCAATGTTTTTTACACCAATTGCTTCATACATATGTCTATAAGCTTCATATAAATTATGCATTCCTGGATTAGATTGTGCTAATTGTAATTCAGTTTGTGCAAGTGATATTCTTTGCGATTGAGAAAAGATATTAGGGTCTGCAACAGGGATAATATCTACTTTGTCATCAAAATCTGCAACCTTAATATTTTTTTGTCCACCTACAACATCATATGGATATTCAGGGGGTAGATAAGTTTTAAAAACTCCTGCTAATAAATTAAATTCACTTTTCATAGCTACATATAATCGTTTATGTATTGCTGACATGACTCTTGAACCTCGTTCTAATAGAGCTATGGTCGTTCCAACAGCTGCCTGTTGATTGCCATCCCCGACCTGCATGTCAGCGATGGAGGCAAATCTTTGCCCTGCCGCAACCACTGTACCCATCAACTGTAATAAAGTCGCTGAAGGTTCTTTAAATGGTAAAGGCATAAATGCATCTTTGATGTTTCCACCAGGTGCATCGACATCTCTGAATTCGCCGGGCTGTATAGATTGAGCCTCGTCTCTAACACGTATTCCACGTTGTTTGAATCCTGAAGGCAAGTTACTTAAAGTACCTGCATCCAATAATTGTCTTAGTGCAGTAGTCGCCGTTCTTGACAAACCACCGATCATATGAATTAAACCGAAACCATAAAAACCCATTCCAGGTAAAAATTTAAAGTGTACAAAATATTCTTGTTTTTGTTTACTTGGATCTTCTGCTTTGTAGTTTCTTCTAATTGATAATACTTCTCTACTTCCAAGTTCTATTGTTACAATGTATGGAAGTTTAATTCCTGTGTCTTCTCCAGTAGAATCTTTATCTTCGAAGCCTTCTAGATCTAAGTCTGTGTGTATCTCTAAAACTGTAAATACATCTTCGTCTCTAGTTCTTTTAACTCCTTCTAATTCTCTCTCTTTTTTCTCTACTTCTGTTTCTTCATTGTAGCCAGGTGTTAATTCTATATCAACATAGAATCCTGCTACTTGTTTTTTTCTTAAATCATTCTCTGACATTTTAATAACATGAATTACAGACTCTGCATCTTCTAAAGATGTTGCAGTATAGGGTACTAATAAATCATCGGCAGGAACAAACTTTGAAACGGCTCTACCTAATAGTTCATCGTAATAAACTTTTTTAAATGCAGAGCCGCTGAGAGGCAGATAAAAGAGCATTTGATCGAACTCGGGTTCATACTCTTTCATTACATCCATGAGCTGATAGTTCATGAATTCTTTGACTCTGACTGACTGGTCTTCTTTTTGTCTATTAGCTAAACCAATAACTCTAGTATGTACGGGTCCAGTAGCCGGTAGTAATTCTTTGTAAGCTTGTGCTTGAAATTGTGTAACAGCTTCAGCTAATACTGGGTGTGTTGCACCACTTGCTCCTTGAAACGGTTGTGTTGGGTTTTCATATTTAAAACCTAAAAGATCTAAACCTTTAGTATAACTATCTTCCCAATCTTTTCTTGCTGCTTTATAAGTTTGATAATTTTCTGAAAGTTCTGATCCTAGTTTACCTAAAACATCTTCAGGTAATAATTCTGCTAAGTTGTCTCCGTGACCTTCTCCGCCCGGTTGATTAACGGCTGATGGATCAAAATTAATTGTAGCACTACCATCTTCTTCTTGGACAACGTCAATATCTTCAGGTCCAACTTGTGCTTCAGCTGTTTCTTGTTCTGATATTGCTACTTCTTCGTCGCTAGGTGTTTTAAGTTCTGTCTCTACGTTTGGTAGAGCTTTGTCCATATCTGCCATTTATATTCTCCGAGTTCTCTATTGTTGTACTTTGTTTTAAAGGAACATTCAACCCCTGTGAGTCAGGTCCTTTTAATGGTGGGATTTTATCAAATTTAACATGTTCCATGTTTTTAACAAGGTTTTTATTTTTAACCGTCATCGAATAACCCCCTTCCTGCTTTTTTGTTTTGATACATTTCATATCCACTAACACCCGCAGATAAAGCTAGACCCGGTATTCCAAATCTTCTTGATACAGTCTTAAGTGTTGTTGGACTTATACCTAATCTCATAATATTTGACACTGTCGGTCCAGCGAATCTTGTTGCTTCTTTTGATAAAGATCCCGCAAACGCAGGGCCTAAATAATTTAATGGGTTTGTTGCAATCTCGCCTGCTGAATCTCCATCAGCGATTTGTTGACCGATGTATAAAGGCTCTAGTGCTAACATCCCTAACGGTGTTCCCGTAGCCGCTAATCCTTTTCCCAGGACCCCGGACAAGGGACCAAGGGCCGCTCTAAATGGACTGACTCTGTTTTTAGGAATAGGTAATTTATCTGCATCTAAACGGGGACCGCCTAACGGACCTTTCCTAACTCCTGATCCAGTTCTTTGCCTGTATAATTCTGCTCCACCGGGTACCATACCTGCTGCGGTTACTGCACCGATAGCCGGTAGTTGTGCATCGCCGAACACTGTACTTGGTTCTTCTAACGGAGTTGATACCGGTTGAGTCAACATATCAATTAACATATTTTTTTGTTGATCTTCGTTTGATAGATAAGTTGATGGATCATCGTTTCTAAATTCTTTAACAAGTCCTGCAGTTGCGGCACCGGCTGCAGCGAACGCTCCAAACCTTCCACCTTTTTTGGCAACAGATAAAAATTTACTGGCTGCGTTTTTTACTTTATTAATTGGTCCTGATTGTTCTGGGATTTCATTAACAATTATTTTAGCCGCAGCTTCGGGGTTTGCTTCCACTGCTCTTGCACAAGCATCTTGACCTCCAGCATAGGGAACTCTTCCTCCACTTGCCATAAAAGCATTTTTAATAATTGTTTGACATTTACCAGAGCCTCTGACTGCGGCTGTGAATTGTTTTAATAACTTAGATGGATCTTTAGAAAACTTGTCTCCAAACTCTTTAACAGTCATTGCGCCTCTAGGCATTTCAAAAGTGTAACCTGCTCTTTTAGAAGCGGCTCTAATATCTAAACCCTGGTCTTTAAGTTCTTGTAATCTTTTTTGTGTATAAAATTTATCTACATCATAAGCGGGTCTTAGTTTAGCTAATCTTATTCCATAGTCTCTTTCTAAACCACTAGATTTTTTATTTATTTTGTTAGCTATCTCTTTAAAAAGTTTAGGGTTCTTTTCAAAAAGTTTAGGGCTCTTTTCTATAGCTTCGGTCGCTATACCAAGATCAGTTTGATATCGTGCTAAAGCTGTTTGATTTAATCTACCTTCCATAACATCTATAAATTGAGAGAACTCTACTGCTTTTGATCTAGATCTAGCAGTTGTTCCAACTATTTCATTAATATTAAAACCATAAGGATTTGTTTTTTTTACATCATAGAGAGGTATATTATTTTTCTTTAAAATATTTCTAGCTCTATCTTTAAAACTTTTAAATGTTCCAGACTCTCTTCCTAATTTCTCATCAATAGTTGCTAGAGATATCTCATTTAAACCTTTATTATAAAAATTTCCAAACGGAGCATCAGAAGCTGCCTTTAACATTTTCTCTCCTGTCTTAGGTAATCTTGTAAGACCTTTCAACTCTTCATTTTTAAAAGGTTGACCTTTGTACCATTGAGCTAGTCTTGCAAAAGCCAGACCTGCTTGTGATCTAGTTAAATTAGGAAAATCTTTTGAAATCCTATCCCAACTTGGAAGACCACTAACACTACTGGCTTTCTTATAATCGTTTTTATATAAATTATGAAAGTCTTTCATCCTATTCACAGTATCTGGTTTTAATCTATCAAAACCAGTGGATAATCTATTAATCAATTTAAAATCTTCTTTTGTGGGAGTTTTAAAATAGAGGGTATTACCACCTCTACCACTACCTAAAATTTTTGGTTTTAAAAGTTTATCTATTAAACGAGTAAGTTGTGAACCTTTAGTCCCGTCTGCATTACTTCTATAAGACATTTTAAAATAACCACCTTTAAGAATAGGTAATTTATTTTTTCTATTGTCATCAACCGATGACATAAAAAGGTCTGAAGCTTTTTGATAACCTTTCGGTACTGTGGGTGCTAAATCAAAAGTGTTGGATAATATATTTTGAATAGAACCTCTTTTAAGGGGATCACCATTTCTATTAACATATTTATCTTTTAAACTATTAAAGTGTTTTAAAATATCGGTGGCATTTGCTTTAGGATTTTTCTCAGCATAATCAAGGATCATCTGAGAGGTTAATATAATAGTTTTAGCCATTACAGCTCCAGGATTTTAGCTAGTCCGCCTTTTGCTGCATCGAACGTTTTAGGATTGTAATTCATTAATTCTGCTTTTTGTGCCATGTTTTTATCAAGGTATATTTGTAAAGCTATTTTTTGTTGGTCGCTTGGAAGGCTTGCAATTCTAATTGCTTCTTCTCTTGGAATATTTAATTCACTAACCGCTTTGTCAACATTTAATTGGAAACTAGGTACTGGTGCTTGATCTAATCCATCATACTTAGTAGCATCAGCCAGAACTGCATCTTTATTTAAATTACCTTTTTCGTCAAATAAAGGACGTTCCATTTTTCCTGCTTTAATTTTCATTGCTGCTCTAGTTCCTGTCTCACTTACAGCGAGTCCATAAAGTTCTGATCTTAAAGCATCATCTAAATCATCAGCTAATAAGTTTTTAAATAATTTTGGATTATTTTCTACTAATGCATCAACAACTAATTCAGCATCATATTTATAATCATCTGTTGGAAAAATATCATCTGCTGCTTTCTTAATCATTTTGTCATCAATTTTTGCTAAAATAGATTTACCCGTTTTGCCACCAAATTTTAAACCTTGTCTAGTCTCTAATCCAGCGATACCACCATCAGCTAATTCATCTACAAACCTTGCAGTCAACGGATCAAAAGCAGGTTCATCCGGTCTTAAGCCTTTAGCGTCTTCTACATTTTCTAAAACTTTTTTTGTAAATATTGCGATCTCTTCAGGTGTGCCACCATTAGGAATCATCTCAGCGATCCTTGGTCCAAAATACTTTTGTACTAGAACTAATGGATCACCCATCGCTCCTCCACCACCTTCCATAATAAATTTCATATCTTGTGCCGACATCACGTCAGATAATGTAGTTGATGGATAGTCGTCTCCAACTTTTAAACTATTAACTAAAAATTCTCTGGCTGCTCCAGTCTTTCCTGGAAGATCACCTTTTGCAACATTTGCCATGATCCCTGTTGCCGCTTCCGTATCATCCCTCATGCCTTGAACTCTATTTTCAAGTTTAGACATTAGTGGACTTGAGGTATCAATATTCTCTGTAGTTTTAAAAGAAGGAAATGCTGCTGATTCGTCACCTGGAATTTTAGCGGGATTTTTTATTGCATAAGATACACCTGATTGTCCGGGTTCATCCGCAACACTTGTAAGTTCTCCAGAACGATTAATTGGTCTTTCACTAGCTGCGTCAGTTATTTGTCTCTCAGCCATTCCTGATTTAGATCTAACATTGTCTAAGTTCTTAAGACCTAATCCTTTTAAAGATTCTAAACCACCACCAAATCTAGATGAAGCATCGACAACATTTTTTGCAGCTAACGGATCTAGAACATCAGCCATGATAGACATGTTATCAATTAATTTATTTAATTGGATATCATTTAGTTTACCACCAACTGCATATCCTAATGAAGATTCAATATCCGGTAGTACTTTTTCAATTCCAAGAGATGCGAATGATTCTGGGTTAATACTTTTTTGAAATAGCATACCATCCTTGGGCCCTGGTCCCATGAACGTGACATTTGATTTAGTACCAAGAAACTTAGAAGTATTTGCTCCAAGTTGCTTTCCTAATTGTAATGCGATTTCGATTAAGCTTTTAGCCATAGTATTTTATTTCCCCTCTAACAATCGGCTCATCTTTGTAGTCCTCAGGATGTCGAACCATACCACCCTGTCTAATTCTCATGATAGCTTGTGTTGTGCTATCCACATAGTCATCGTGTTCCCCAAATGGAAACGACGCACACTC